CACTAGTCGAAACTTTACTAGTGGAGCGCTGTCTGTAAGCGCTCAAACTGTCACTCACAGCTGACATAACACTGGACCTACGCTCTCGTGGTTGGTCTCCCTGCGTTTCTTCAGCAGGACGTGGGGGTAATGGTGGTGCAGACACACTCAATCTGCGTTCTTGGGGCAAGTTCGCCATTACGAACTCAACGTTTTCTGGCTGTCGCGCCAACATCACGCTCTCATCAGTTGGTACAACTGGAGGTTCTGGGGCCACAACTGCGCCTAAGATAGTGGTGGAGCCTTTTATGGTAGGTACGATCCTGAAACGGATAAAACTGATATCACTTGCTCCTCCGTGATATGCAATCAAATCTCCATCTCCAAGCACTCCTATCTGAACCGCAACTCTCTTCCCAAGGTAACTCGCAGGTGTCACCCCGGAGTGAGCAGGATACCACTTCCAGAAAGAGTTGTATGGAAAAACAAATTCAGACAAAGCATTGGCATTGGGCGTTCTCACTGTAGGTCCCAACAACGAATTCACCGGACCCTTAAAGAACTCATAGCTAGTACTAGTGAACCCAGTATTGTTGACACCTTCATACGCCATAGCTACAATGCTACTACAATTGACTGTTGTAGCTGTACTTGACGCGTACTGGACCTTAAGTCTAACCCCTCCTCTAACACCAACAAACATAGCTCGCAGGTATGGTAGCCACTGAAACGTCTTCTGAGAAACGCTAGTGGCATAACCTACGACCTGGGTGTTCATGTTAATGCTAATCGGGACTAGAGAAGTAGACAAATAGGTAGCGTCTTGGCCCAAAGCAGCACCGTAATAATCCCAACACACGGTAGCTGTAGCTCCTGTTGAAGGCACATTATTTATGTTTACAGAAGGCAAAACGCTCATCTTCTGTGCCAAAGCCTTAGCAGACTGGACTCTGTCACCAGCCAAAACGCCATCTACAGGAAAAACATGAGCTGAACCTGCTACAACGCAATTATCACTCACTTCTTTTTCGTCCAACATAGCCTGCAATTGGAGAGTAGACCAAGTAGTAGTGGTAGTGTTGGCCGCATTTGCATATGGTCTAATACCCCAAAAGGCCATATCTTGTGCCGCTCGTGCTAGCACAGTAACGTAAACACCACCAGCACCTGAAGAACGTAAAGGAGAATGGATATTAACGTTGAAATAACCATTCGTCTCATTTTGCACAAACCCAGCATTAACTAGTCCTTGACGCATCCGAGCACAATTTTGAGGAGAGGCCCAGTTGACAACAAAAGTTTTAGTTTCTTCAGTTGTGACGTCCAGGATGCAATTCCACGTGCTATTGGTGGCGTCCACAGTATCAACCACTCCGGTAGTGTGCTGCGACGGAGACCAGTACAGCTGTAACGCCCCTCTGTGCATGTGTGCGACTGACACAATGATGGTATACTCCATGCCTCCGCGCCAGTACGCAAAGGGAGCACCTACATAACCAGCAGCGGTAGGAGTCCAGCTATTTGTGCCATTCGAAAAGCAAATACCTGGAGTGACAGGAATTGACGCAATACAAGTGCCCGCTTGATCCGTCTGATTCCAAACAAATTGGTGGCATACAGTAAAGCGAGCGAAGATGCTTGAAAAGGCACTCTCATCCACCTCTGTCCCTCCGCCTATTCTAGGGTCGACAGAGACGGTACAGTTATTAAGCAACGCAGCCGGAATACCAACATCTTCTCCGTCTACGACTGCCACATTAGTAAACTGCTGCACCTTCACAGGAACGGGTTCCATGGGTTTATTCACTTTTGTGTAACCGAGAGCGTTAGCTAAATTTGACATAGCGCCAAGCGCTCCACTTGCCACTGACATCATGGGCGCAACAGCTGGCACAGCAGCTGCCACGGCGCTCGCTACTCCTCCAACGGCACCTAGTGCTTTTGAAATCGTTCCTGGTTCTTCTTTCTTTCGCGTCTTGTTGACCACCACACCTAACTGATTGAAGGGACCAAACAATTCCGGTTCAACAAACCTGCCATTAATCGTAATCGTTCCCGTACAAGCAGACGCTGGTGACATGGACTCGCTAAGAGGCGCTATACATGCTACATAGATAGACCAGGAACAAAAGCCTATGTCGTCGCTCCAACCGCCGGTCAAACCTAAGCTCGACGACTCGTTTGGACACACAAAAGGGAGACGCATTTTCACGTTCGTTCCGTTACACGCGTTAATCATCACGCAACCCGGAACGCTTGGGAGCTGCGACGCAAATCCGAATCCCTGTTCAGCAAACGTGGACACCGCTGACGTACAAACAGGCGCGACAGCATAACAACCTTGTGCCGTAGGGGAACACTCCATAATAACTTCGAGTTCCAAATCTGCCCTAATGGAGGTATAATGTTGGAAGTAGTTTGACAAAACTGGATTAGCGATCAAAGCGGCGAACGCATCAAAAACCGTAATCACAGACATGTTCGTATTTGCTTGATTTATGTTCGATCTACTTAAGCGCGTCATTCTACTCAAGAGTGACGCTGCTGAAACAGAATCAGCGGCTGCATTCTGCTGAACTTGTTCAACTGGCACGTCTACCAAAGGAGTACTAATGTCTGTTTGCTCCATACCACTCTCCAGTACAGGTAAATTTGGCACTGAGAATTTTTGAGCTTCAAGAGCCAAACCTAGATAATGTTGGTTGAGTACTCGTAATGGATGCAAAAGGAACTGGGATTCCAATACAACAAACAAAAAATAGGTGCCTTCACTGTATGGCAAAAGCTTTAATTGCTTGCCAAACATAACAAAACCAGCAGGACAATACTGCAACCAAGCTAGACTGGCTCCAAAAACTGCGCTAGCAAGGACTACGTAAGCAGAAACCATTGCGTATTCAGCGTACGATGAGGAGATGTAAATCGAGATTAACGACAGCACCAATTCTACAAGCAATGAGAAGAGCATCAAAGCAGTAGCCAAGCGGAAAGTCCCTTGCATACGCAAAGGAGCTGTCTCTCGAGGAAGAACTTCCATTTCGTTCACTCCACTGACAGCGTCAAAACCCCCTTGCTCTCCGCCAATCCACACATACAAGTCTCCTCGCAAGTACTGATCCTTAAGGCTATCGTAATCTCCAACAAGCGGCACTACTCCCTTAGCAGCCGCAGGCTTCACCACGATTTCCTGGAATTCTTCAAACTTGTGTCGCCCATGGAAGAACACCTCACGCACAGCACTGTCTAAAATCGCGCAACACACATCCCGACGACTCATGAACTTGGAGTGCTCTTGATGGCTTAACATTTTGACTATTGACTTAGCCGCTAACGGAGTGACCCAATGACCCAATTCCGCGTCAAAGACGAGATTACGTTTCAAGAAAGTAACGAGGTATAAAGGATCAGTAGATCTGAGCTCTTCTCCTTTTCGCGCTGAAGTGTAAATATGACCAATCTCAGCCAACCCTTCGCGCAAGAGGAGCATATCAAACCAAGCAACGGCGCGCCTTCGTG